CTCAAAAATTGGTTGTCGATCAGCCGCAAGATTTCACGAACGGCGGAACGATTCTCGCGGAAATTTACGCTCCTGATTGGAATAATAGTTGTGTGGTTTCGAGTGCGAACGGAACGAGTCCGACCGATGGGTTTTATTTTTATTTGGGTTCTACTGGTGGGGATAATAGAATTATGGTTATGAGGTGTGAGAACTCAACAACTGTTTATTCAAATGACTTGACGCTTGCGGCTCAAAATAATTGGATCAATGTTGCTGTAGTTATTGATAGTGACGGGGAGGTTGTTTTTTATTTTAATGGCTCGGACGTTGGAGTTGCGACGGCTTCAACGGCGGTTGGTGTGTTGAATACGTTGAGGAATATTGTTGTCGGGAACTTGAATAATTCAGGTTCTTATAATAGGCCGATTGACGGAAAGATTAGAAGGGTTGAAATATTTGAAAGGGTTTTTTCTTCCTATGAGGTTGGTAAATGGAACGCGAGAAAGCAAAACGAGCCGTCAATATTTCAGGTTGATTTTAGGAATGTAACGAATGGTAATAAAGACGCTGTTTACTGGAAGAATCAAGGCGGTGTTGAGAAGTTCCGACAATATGTTGATGATACGGGCGAATTGATACAAGAGAAGTTCAACGCGGATTCTCAAGCGTGGGAAAAGTTAGGCGATTACATTGTTGCTAATAGGGCGGCGATTAAGAACGAAAGCGGTGCTGACGGTAATGTTGTTTTTGATGTCAATGGAGAGAGTGTTGATATTGCGGATATTGACGCGGAATTTAGAGAAGACGACGGAGCGTTTCGTTTTACTGGAACTCAAAAGTTGTCAAGTTCTCAGTCTCTTGATTTTTTGCAGGGCGGAACGATACTTGTTGAGCTTAACGGGGAGAATGAAAACACGAACTCTCGAATTTTGTCGAATTCTCTCGGATTTAGTCCAGCCGTCGACGGGTTTGAGTTTTCGTATTCAACGACGGGTTCTGATAGGGTGGTGCATGTTAGGGCTATGAATTCAACGGTTGTTTATTCGGTTGACATGGGTAATGTTAATAATACTTGGATAAAAGTTGCGGTAGTAATACAGGACGACGGCGAAGTTTCTTTTTATTTGAATGGCTCTCCTTTGTCGGTTGCTTCTAGTTCAAATACTATCGGTGTAATGCAGTCAACGAGACCCGTAATTGTTGGTAACTTGGATAATAACGGGAGTTTTAATCGTCCTTTGAATGGTTCTATTAGACGCGTTTCGGTATTCAAGAGGCCGTTGAGTTCTTCGGAGGTCTCGAAATGGAACAATAGAGCGCTTGGAGAGAGCGGAGATTTTCAAGTTGATTTCACAATGCAACAAACAGCAAAGCGAGACGCGCTTTATTTTCAGGATGAAAACGGAGTTGATCGTTACCGAAGGTTTGTTGATTCAAGCGGCGATTTGAGAACCGAGAAATACGACACAACCGCGCAAAGTTGGTCGGAATACACCGAGGAGGGGCAAGGCGGTAATTCTTCAGTTGTAAGGGTTGAGAGAGAGTTGAGGGCGTTTGAAAGTTCTTTGTCTTCGGATGGTTGGAGCGGTGGTGAAACGCCGATTGATATTCAGGATATAACCTCGGACGATTTCGAGTATATAAACACGGGAGCGGATATTTCGGGGCAATCTCCGTCGGTTACGGGAGAGGCTTTCCACGGTTTAGCGGCTTCGGGTGATTGGCTTATGCAACCGCCGCAAGATTATAATTTTTGCGTATTCTATAATACGGCTACGGGAGAGCGAAAGGAGCTTGACGTTTCGGCGTATGTGAGGGCAATTCCCGTTTCTGGACAAAATCACCGAGATAAATTCAACGGCGCGGGGGCTTCGCATGGTGGACGGTTTATTTGGGTGGCTCCAAGTTGGACAACTCACGCTTTAAAAATTGATACCTTGAACGATAATTTTACTATTGCTCAAGATTTCCAGATTAACACCACACATAACGACGCGTATAACGGGGTTGTTATTACCAATAAATACGCTTGGATGGTGACTCATTCAAAGGAGGATTTGCCGCGAATAAATCTTGATACGGGGGCGGTTGATATTTTCCCGATAACAGAGGAGACGGCGGGAGATTACAACATGAACGAAGCCAGCGTTGCAAATAACCGCTCGTTTTTGGGTGGTTCGGCCTCTTTGGATGGTCATATTTATTTGCACCCTCGACGTTCAAAGTATTTGGTCAAGGTTAATGAGGAAACGGGACAAATCGTCGCGAAATGGCAACACCCACTCGCGGGATTGTCAAACCCAAATTCGGGATATTTCCACGGTGCAACGATGGTAGGCAAAAAAATATACTTCGCTCCGTGGGGTTACAAGAACTTAGTAATATTTGATACCGTGGCCGAGAGTTGGCAAAATATAGGGTTGACAATTACGGGTTCTAGTAACTACAATTTCGGAGCTTGTAACGATGGTGTTTTTGCTTACTTTCCGCCGTATAGTTCGGGGCAATTGGTAAAGGTGGACACTAGAACGGATGAAGTGTTTGAGATTGACGCAACGGCCATGATAAACGCTTACATTGCGGGCAAGGATCGAACGGCGGGGCAAGGTTCGCCCGACAATGGTTTTGCGGGAGGTTGTCTTTTTAAAAATGGTCATGTTTGGTTTAGCTCCTCTTTTGAAAGTTGTTATATAAAGTTGCCAGTTAGAGAGATTGGAGCAAAGCAAAACGTTTCGTCGATTAATGATGTAGTCGCGAGGAACAAAGTTAAATCGGCTTCAGGCGAAGTATTGCTTGGAAATGATGATTGGCGAATAATTGTGAGCGGTTCGGACTTATTGTTTCAAAGGTTCGAGTCTTCAAATTGGGTAACGAAAAATACTATTAGCGCATGAAGAGAGGCAAAAGACTTTATCGGATCGTCATTCGGTTGATATGGAATCGGATAATTTTTTGTCAAAGGCGATAAGGCCAATAACCTTGATTTGGTTGTTGGCACTTGAAACGCTGGTTGTTTTACTGGATTCATTCGGTTATTTGGTTGATGTGACGACAAAGGGGCAAGTCGGCGTTTTGTTGCTGTCTGCTTTTGGGTTTTACTTTCAGTCAAAGAAGAATGAGAGAGTCGCGGAAAAGAACGCGAAAGCGAATATTGAGCTTGAGAGGATTAAGACGAAAGCGGCAATAAAAGAGCGAAAGAAGTTGTTGAGAAAGGGTTTGTTGTTCAGGCGTGGGAAAAAACCTAGCTCTCAAGATTTGGACGATTACGAGCGAGACCCGTTTTCGGAATTGGCAAAGATGGAAAAGGAAAACAGCGAGGAATTATGAGTTATTGGGGGAGGACTTCATTAAAAAGACAAGAGGGCGTTTACCCTTATTTGGTTGAGTGTGCGGCCTTGACTGTTGAGGATTGCAACGAGGTTTACGGATTCGATTTAACTATTCCGTGGCTTGGAGGTGTCCGAACTGCTATCCAGCAAAACGACGCTTATAAAAGAAAGGCTTCAAAGTGTGACGGTTACCAGAAATTGAGTTATCATCAAATAGAGGCGACCCCGCAAAACCCTTTCGGAATGGCTTTAGATATTCGCCCCGTTGGTTGGTTGAATATGGATAAAAAGCAACTGGATAAGAAAGCAAATTTGATAGGTCGGTTGATGTTGATTAACTGGCAAAGATTGGTTTTGAAATATGCTCTCGAAGAGGAAATTGATATTGGCGTTATGGTTTGGGGTGGTACGTTTGGCGCGACCTCATGGGATAGGCCACATTTTGAGGTAAGAATTTAAAGGTAATGGTTTAGTCGGTTTACCATGTTTGTTTGATTGATCGGAAAGCGGCTTTGTTATTCAATGACCGCTTTCTTGGTTTTAAAGCTTGAGTATTATGAGTAGAAGCATTGGAAAAAAGACGATTCAGAAGTATAAAAAAATCATTGATGAATGGTTTGTAAATGGATTTAACGGAAAGCTTGCGTATAAAAAGTATTACCCGCGAGTAAAGGACGATACGGCGACAACGAACTTTTCAAAGATCAAGGATTTGCCAGAATTGAAAGGTTATGTTGATTCTAAGCATGAGAAAGCCGCGAGGATTGTTGATGTAACGCACGAAGGGATTTTAAAGGAGCTTCAAAATTGGGTTTCGGCGGATATAACCGAGACAATGTTGTTGACTCCTGAAGAGGTAAAAGAGTTGCCGATTACGATTCGGCGATTGATTACCAAGTATAAAGCGACGACAAGAGAGGTAAAAGACAGAGAGGGAAACGTTCTTGAAGTAATCAAGACGGTTGAATTACATTTTGTCAGTAAAGAAAAGGCTATTGATATGATTAACCGACATATTGGCATGTATGAGGTTGATAACGCGCAAAAAGCGGCAACGATTAACATAACGGCAACCAATGAATCGGATAAAAAGTTGATTCAGGACATAATTGACGGAGTGGTTTAAATGAGTGTAGGGTTACAATATAAGACGACGCGGGCGTTTCGTAAGATTTGCCGATTAAAAAAGGAAGTTCGGATTGTTCAAGGTGGTAAAGGATCATCAAAGACAATCTCGATTCTAATGTTGTTTATATTGTTGGCAATTTCAAAGCGTCAAAACTTGATTTTGTCAGTAGTGGCCGAGAGTTTACCAAACCTCAAGTCGGGAGCCTTACGTGACTTTGAGAAGATTTTGAAAGCTTGGGGTTTGTATGGTCAATTTAAGATCAATAAAACCGATAGAACCTACACGTTTGGAACCAATATGATTGAATTCTTTTCCGTGGACGGCGAACATTCTCGTTTAGGTTCTCGGAGAACTCATTTGTATATCAATGAAGCGGACGCAATCAAGTTTTCAACATATATCGAGTTGTATTCCCGAACCTCTGAGTTTACGATTATGGATTACAACCCACGTCGTAAATTTTGGGCGCATAAGGAATTAAAGGGGCAACCGCACGTTGATTTTTTGGTTTTGAATTTCTCGGATAACGAGTATATCCCCGCCAATGAGAAAAAGTCAATCATGTGGTTTAAGAAGAAAGCCGAGCAAGGTTCGGAGTTCTTCAAAAACAAATGGCGTGTTCTTGGTTTGGGGCTTTTGGGTATTCCTGAAGGTGTAATTTTTGAGAATTGGACGGAGGCGAAATTTGTTCCAAAGGATGCGAAGTATTTAGGGGCGGGGCTTGATTGGGGGTTTAATCCAGACCCCGCGACGGTAACGAAGTATTACAAGTATGATCAAAAGTTGTACGTCAAGGAAAGCTTGTATAAAAGAGGGTTGTTAAACTCGAATATTGCAAAGCATATAACGGCGGATAAAGAATTGTTTGGAGGGTTGATAATTGCGGATTCATCGGAGCCGAAATCAATTGCAGATTTGAAGACTTACGGGATTAAGATTGTAGGCGTTAAGGATAAAAGTATTGACGCGGGAATTGATAGGATGCAAGATTTTGAATTTGTGCTTGTAGGATCGAACGTTGTAGAGGAGTGGACAAATTACGTATGGAAAACTAATAAATCGGGCGAAAGTTTGGGTATTCCTGTTGACGATTGGAATCATACAGTTGACCCGACAAGGTATTTTATTAATGATAATTTGGCAAAGTCAGTAAATCAAGGAAATTTAATGAAGTGGCTATGATAAAAGAGATTGAAAATTTTAAACTAGGTGAATTTCTCAGCAAAGAAGCGTCTTTGATTGAGCAATATATTTCGGTTCTTCAGTACGCGAAGCCAGTTGAGACAAAGCGAAGGGTTTTTAATATGAAGCTCAAAGAAGTTGAGGACATAAAGAAAACGATTTTCGGTGTTAATGATTCGGAGATTATGCGAGTCGTTGGGTTGGTTCAGGGGGTTGATTCAAAAGGCGTAAGAGCCTTGACTATAATTGAATTTTTCGGGCTGATTAATTCGATTAAATCTCAAGTTGAGGAGATTGTTTCGGCTGAAAGTAGTTCGTTAAGCCCAAAGCATACAAATATCAAATGGGAGGCCGTGAACGGCTCCGAGAGAATGGCGAAATTTGGTATTTACAACACTCTTGAGATACTTTCAGGAGGTGACATATTGAAATATGAAGCGATTATGAATTTAGAGTATGCCGACGTTTTTACGGTGTTGAAGATGAAAAGAACTCAGGAGGATTTGCGGCATGAAATGGAACAAATAAAAATTGAGAGTAAATGAAAGATTTTGTGAAAGATTTTTGCGCGGATCAGTCGGACGCGTGGGTTTTTGTATATGCGAGGAGGGATTTTCAAAACCTGTTTGATGAAGTCGAGACAAACGTTCCTCATTTATTCCTCGACCCTATTGTTTCGGAAGATATAACCAACGACGAAGGTTGCGTTGAAGAGCGGATTTATTCAGGCTCTTTTTTGCTTGGTATGTCTTCGGATTTTAAGACGGGGGATTATGAACAAAGGTATGAGTCTAAAATTAAACCATTGCTTGAAACTCATTTAATGACTTTGAAAAACAAATTGGCTTATGAATTTGAGGCGACGTTTAACACTTGGAGAAAGATTGAAGTCATAAACGCCAAAGATTACAATTTTGACGGGGTTATTGTTGATTACAATTTGAGGGTTAACGTATGAGTGACGATGAAATTATAAAAGAAGAGATTGAAGCGATTTTAAGCGATATAAAGGAGCTTTACAATAATTCGGGCAAAAGAGTATCGGGAGACTTTGAAAAGGAGCTTGAGGCGGTTTACGAGCCTAACAAGGCCACGATTAGAGGTGTCAAGTATTTAGCGGGTCGCCCTGCTGGAAAACAGCCGCCGACGGAAAACTTGAAATCGTGGGTTGAGGCAAGAGGCATTCATAACAAGGTTGAGCCAGATTCGGCAATTGCGAAGCTTGGAAAGGAGCAACGGATTCGTTCGTTAGCTTTCTTGATAGCGAGAAAAATTGCAAAAGAGGGAACGAGCAAGAAAAACGCGTTGAAAATTTACGAAGAGGTCATAACCCCTCAACGTATTAATTCGATAATTGACAGGGTGTCAAAAGTGAATGTTGATCGGTTGGTTACCGATTTGAGAATTGAGATTGAAATTTTAGCTAAAAACGTTTAGTCATGGCAATAACGATAATAAAAGAGCCGAGCGGGATTTATCCAGCTTTTAACGACTCATTTTTGCAATTTAAGTCCTCGTTGGATGGTAACGAGCGCGCCGAGGTCACGGTTTTTCCTCAAACATTGTTTCCGAATACGTTTACAATATTTGCGGACTTGGACGGGCTTTATACTTTCAATTTAAAGGAGGCTGTCAAAACGGTTTTGAATATATCGGGCGGCTTTGAGGATTCGGATTTTTTCACAAACGCTTTTTTCAAGTCGATTTCGGGTAACTATTTAGAGCAAGGGATTCAAGTTGAAGTTTTTGGAACCGATGAAAACGAGACTTTCTTTAAAAATTACACATTTTACCGCTCTGTTAAACAGGTTGGAGAGCGTGTTTTTGATAATGAGTTTCAATTGTTGCTTCCTTCGGTTAATGGTGTTGATTATTACGCCGAGTATTGGGAGGGGTTCCCGTTTCAAATTGATGTTTCAAGGGTTGTTTTCTCTGATTCAAAAGAGGTTGTTGTTAAGAATAGGACAACGGGTTTCGAGACGTTAAAAATTAAACCAGATTTCACGGGTATTTTGCGTTTAAATGTGGATAGGAGCGACGGGGAGAACTGGACAAAAAAAGGAATTCTCCCGTTGAGGCGTGGTTTGAATAGGTTGGAGTTTTACGAGGATGGTGATTTTCGGTTGAATCTTACTTTGTTGAAGAAAGAAAGGCGAAAAGGTGTGTTGTTGAAGTGGTTCAATAATCAAGGCGGTTATTCTCATTGGTTATTTGATCCTTATTTTTCGGAAAGGTTGAAGTCAAAAGACCTCGACCTTGTTTCGTCGAATCAGTTTTTGAACGTTGGTGAATTCGGTTCCGAGGTTCGTTCGATTGGTAAGAGTTCAAAACATACGTTGAAGTTGAGGACAAAGGCGGATCAAAAGGCGGTTGAGGTTTTGAAAGGTTTGTTTGTGAGTCCTCATGTTGAGGTTTACACGTCTCAAGACGTAAACGTTAGAGGGTCTTTTGTGGCGGTTGAGGTTGAAGAAACATTTGATTTTTCAAACAAGAAATCGAACAATGATTTTGAGGTTACGATTATGCTTCCCGAACCTTTAAATATTACGTTGTAATGGCTGAAATACTGTATTTGAATAAACAGTTGGTTGATATACCATCGAAAAAGGTTACTCGTAAAATACAAATCGGGGACATTGGCGACATATCGTCCAGAAAGTCAACGTTTTCTTATTCAATAAAGCTTCCAATGACTTCGAGGAATAAGATTGTATTGGATATGCTCGGAGTTATGGGGAATAATAGCCGTAAGCCTTATGAGGCAATAAGAGCGGATTATGTAGTTGATGGAATATATTTAGTTGAAAACGGGTTTGCGAGAATTAGGGCGACAACTGGACAATATGAGGTCAATATTTTTGACGGAGTGGTTGCGTTGAGTGAGGCGTTAAAGGGTAAAAAAATAAACGGTTTACCTCTATCGGATTTAGACCATATTTTGACGACTCAAAATTTCGTTAATGCGATGGATAGAACCGAGGGTTATATTTATGCTCTTGGTGATTTTGGGTTGTTATCAACAAATAGTTCAACGGTTAAGGTTGAGAGGCAAGCCCCGTCGATTTTTGTTCATACTCTATTTAGGAAAATATTTGAAGCGATAGGAATTAATCTTGTTGGTGATTTCTTTTCGATCAATGAGGAGTATTTGAGCGAGGTTGTAACGCCTGTTAAGGGTTATGAGATTGAGCAAGTCGAAGATTTGACGACAACCAGTAAAGGCGGTGTGGATCTTGACCAATTGTCGGATTATCGTTCGGGTTCGACGGCTTACATTGAGGTAAGGGAGGATTTTTCGTTGACAAACGACGGGTTTTCGGCTGGCTCGTTTTTGACTGAGAAAATAACCTTTACGGAGGAGGGAGCCTTTAAGTTCAAGTTGGATTTGTCGTATAATACTTATGACACGTATTTGACTTTGTATGTCCGAAAAAACGGCTCAATTGTTTCTTCGGTTTCTCTTGCGGATAGCTCGGATTCAGGAGCGCAAGAAAAGGTTGTTGAGGTTGTTTTGAATTTATCTATTGACGACGAAATTTCGTTTTCAATCTTCGCTTCGTCTTCTTATGGATTCGATCAAGAGTATTACGAGGAGAGTTCCAACGCGAGGAGGCGGGACGATTTACCGAGAACGGTTTATTATTCAATTTCCTATTCGGTGCAAGGATCGGTTTCTGTTGATCTTCAGGAGGGAGGGCAATTCATTAGTATAGCGGATTCATTGGGAGATACGGGACAACTTGATTTTGTGAAGGATATTATCAAGCGTTACGGGCTTGTTTTGCATCCAATCCAATCTTCAGATAATTACAGGTTTTCACAGATAGAAACCATTTTGAATAATACAGGTCAGGCCGAGGATTGGACGGATAAATTGCAGTTGATAAAATCCGAAAAATACGAATCGGGTTACGCAAGAACTAATACGGCTAAATTCAATTATCCCGACGGGGTGGAAGTGCCAACGCATGACGGGGAATTGACGATTGATAACGATAACGCCCGTGAAGAGAAAACTATTATTTCGAGCATTTTTGAAATTCCGTCTCCGTCGAGGAGAAAAATTGCGAATCAAACCGTTTACTCTGTGCCGATTTGGGGTTTTGATGATGAATCGGAGGTTGAGTTGAAGGAAACGCCGATTAAGGTAATGAAGGTTAAGAGGGTCAATACTTCGATTACGGCTAAATTGTTTGATGAAACGGGAGGCATTCAGAAAGTAGGGGAAACCGCGTTTGTTATTGGTGGTGAAAATGTGGCCGTGTCTTCGATTCAAGGTGATTACAACCAATCGGAAAACTCCGTTGCGTTTTCTGGAACCGAAAAAATAGTTTCTAGTCAGTCGCTTGATTTTACGGGGGGCGGAACGATTCTCGCGGAAATTTACGCGCCCTCTTGGAATAATAATTGTGTTATTTCAAACGCTGATTCAGCAACGCCGACGGATGGATTTTATTTGTTTTTGGGATCAACGGGAGGAGATAACCGAATTATGGCGTTAAGGGTCGATAATTCGACGCTGGTTTACTCAAATGATTTGACGATTTCGGCTCAAGATGATTGGATAAACATTGCGGTAACTATTGCCGACGACGGGGAGGTTTCATTTTATTTGAATGGTGTTGACGTGGGGGTTGCTACGGCTTCGACGGCGGTCGGAGTAATGGATTCAACGAGAGATATTATTGTTGCTAACCTTGACAATTCAGGTTCTTTTAATAGGAGTTTAGAGGGGCGAGTTCGTAGGGCTGAGATTTACGAAGAGGTGTTGACCTCGACGGGTGTCGGGAATTGGAATAATAGAGCGATAGCGAATAAAGGTGTTTGGAGGTTTGATTTTTCGGTTTACTTTCAATTAGGGGTTCCGTTTTTAAGGCTGGATAATCTATCGTTGCAATTCTCGATTGCTAGGTATTACAAAGCGTTTCAATTGCTTATTGATCCATACAAAGAGGTTCAAGCCTTGTTTCAATTGTCGGTCATAGATGTGTTTAACTTGGATTTTTTCAGATTGAAGTATTTGAGGCAAACGGGACGTTTCTATTACTTAAATTCGGTTCAGCATACACCGAATAAGGTTGCAAAAGCGACAATGATTGAAATTAGCCAGTTTCCAGTAAATCAACCGCCGCAACAATCGGGAGGTTATGCAACGACAATGAGGCACGACACGACGCTAACAATAACGGCTTCAAGATTGCTATCGACATATTTCGACCCTGAACTTGATTTGGCTTTTAAAGTAAAGATTTTGAACGGGTTTAATAATGAACTTGTTTTGAGACAAAACGGAGTTGATGTTGTTTCCGAGACTGAAATTTTAGTTTCTGAATTGGCTTTAACTGTATTCGATCAAATAGGAGGGCTGGACGAAGTTGTTAGGGAATGGGAGTTTGTGACAATGGACGAAGGTTCAAAAGAGTATTCGGGTAATCGAGGAGTGTTGAAGGTTACCGCGCTACAAAGGCAAAACACGAATCCAGTTGCGCGCGCTGGTTCAAATGTGACTCGTGAGTTATACCCGTCATCGCTGAATTACCCTCATACGGTTTCGTTGAGTGGTTCGCAATCTTATGATAATACGGGAGACATTATTTCGTTTGGATGGGTTATTGATAGCCAGCCGACGAACGCCGATGTTACTTTGAATCATGACGGATCAAGCCCGAATTGTTCAATTAGTTTCCCGAATCATCCCGATAGTGTGGGGACTTATGTTTTAAGGCTTGCGATTGTGGATGAATACGGGGCGACGGATGAAGACACGGTGAATGTGACGGTGAATTTAGGGAGCTATAATGAGGATATTTCATAAAAAATTAATGCAATGGCTGAAAAAGTAAATATTGCCAGTTTGACAATTGATTTCAACGACGTAATCAAAAAGTCTGCTGAGTACAAAAAACAGATTGACGGATTGAAAGCGGCTCAAAAAGAGCTTGACACGACAACCGAGGCGGGAGCGCAACAATTCTCGAAAAATGAGGCGACGTTGCGGAACCTTTCAAAAGCTTATCGGGATAATCAGCAATTCGCGGCGGCACTTGAGGAGGTGAACAAAGATTTGGAAAAGTCTATTTCGACCGAAAACAAATCAACTCAAGAGCTACGCGATTCGAGGAGTCGTTTAAATCAAATCTCCAAGAACATAAAAGGAGACACGCAAGAGGAAAAGGAGTTGCGAGACAAGTTGAATAAAGCAATTGACGATCAAACGGACGCTTTGAGAGGTCAGAGTTCGGAGTTCAATTCCTCAAAGGATCAAATCGGAGAGTATAAGCAAAACATAATTGCGGCATTCGAGGAGATGGAGAAAAACAAACAAGGCTTGATTGAGCAAAAAGGCGCGCTTGAAGAGTTGAGGGGGGAGCAAGAAAAGGGTTCGGACGCTTGGAACTTTTACAATACTCAGATTAACAACACTCAGAATAATATTAATATTCTCGTTGCTGATATGGGAGAACTTAACGACGAAATGGAGCAAACCGATATTGCGGGAAAATTATTGTCGGGAGATTTTAAAGGTATCGCCGAGGCCGCGAAAGAATCGGGAGGAGCCAGCGGCGTAATGAAGCAAGGCTTGAAAGGTGTTGCGAATGGATTCTTGCAAACCACGAAAGCCGCTCTCGGATTTATCGCGACTCCTGTCGGGGCGGTCTTGGCCGCTTTGGTTTTGGCGTTCCTTTTGATAAAAAACGCGATGGATCGAAACGAAGAATCAATGAATAAGATTCGGAAAGCTTTTAGCGCGTTTGGAGGTATAACGAAGGGGTTGTTGAAGCTGTTGGAGCCTTTGGGTAAATTCTTGATTGACGGATTGGTTAAAGGGTTCGAGCTTGTTGAGAAAGGTATCTTTAAAGCAATGGAAGGGATAGCGGCGGGGCTTGACTTTTTGGGGTTTGATGATGCCGCAAAAGAGTTGAGGGGCTTTACTTCTCAAGTGGCGGAAACGGTAAAGAAGACTAAGGAACTGACAGAAGCCGAAATTGAACTTGAGAAAGCGCAAAGATTAGCCGAGAAAACGCAACTCGATTTCCAGAAAAGAGCCGAGAAGTTAAGGCAAGCGAGGGACGATGAAAGCAAAACAATAAAGGATCGTATAAAGGCAAATGAGGAGCTAGGATCGGTTTTGAAGGAGCAATTGAACGAGGAATTGAAAATTGCTCAAAAGGCTCTTGAAGTCTCTAAATTACGCATTCAGACGGACGGAGAAACAAAGGAGGCTTTAGAGGAGCAAGCCGAGGCGTTAACAAAGATAGCTGAGATTGAAGAGAGGATAACGGGGCAAGCCTCGGAGCAATTGACAAACCGCGTCGCTTTGCAAAAAGAGGGAGCTGAAAAGTTAAAGGAGCTTCAGGAAAAAGCAATTGACAGGCAACAACAAGAGCTTGATTTGTTTATTGCTCAACAAGGTATTCGAGCGAAGACACTTGAAGAGGAGCTTGAGATTCAAAAGCGTGTCTCGGAAAAAGCAATTGAAATCAAGAAAGCCGAGCTTGAGGCAAAGAAAATTTCGGAGCTTGAGTATAACGCGGCGGTTATTGAGATTAGAAACGAGTTGTTGCAAGCTCAAGCGGATTTAACCGTTGCCAATGCTCAACGAGAGCTTGAGGAGTTTAACCGACTTAATCAATCGAAAATTGACGGAGAAAAATTCCTTTCAGAGCAACTATTTAATGAGGAGCGCGCAAGGCTTGAGAGGTTGGCCGAGCAAAGAAGGGAGTTTGAAGCGTTAAGGCTTGAGGAGGGCGTTATTTCTCAAACTGAGTATAACGATGCGATCAACTTAATTAACGAGGAAAACAGGATTGCGAACGAAGAGCTTG